GTGGCTCTCATAGACTTTTGGAAAGAAAGTTATGAGGGAGTTCACTTCAAAGAGGTGTTCAATTTGACGTTGTACACTGCGTGCGCAATCGCATACGCGCGATATACATTCCGACAGACGGGTTGGTCATACTTTTGGCACTCGATGTTGGTTTTCCAACTGATGAATCTCGCATTCTTTTGGGCTCAGGTGTTTTGCATTGGACTGTTCTATGAGGTCCGCATCCATGTTTTGGCTGCGGGTTTCGATCAGCTTGATGCATATAACTTGGGTTCTATGATTAGCCTGCTTGCATCGTTGTTTTACCACATCCTGCTTTGGTATTCAGTCTTCAACTTGCAAACGGATGTCATGGAAGCGCGTGCCTATCAACCGAATGGACTTGAGGTTGTGGTGCGAGTACCTGTGTATGCGTGGACAACGTTCTTCAAAACCTCTCTTTACGTTGCTGTGCAAATGATCGGCAACATAATGATCACACTCGTGTATCTGCGCGGTTCTCTGGCCAGTATGACTCCGGAGCAACCCCGTGTCAGCGCATGAGTGGATTTGGAAAGAACTCTGCCAAGGCGAATGCGACCGCGCCTGCACGCTTTAACCGTGCGAAGCTCGTGGGCAGTGACGGCACAACTGCACGCGATAGGGCCTCGGGAGAGGGCAAAGTCGGATATCACGCCTCTGAATCTGGAAACAGTACTAGGAATTTGCGTGACGACAACTCTCAGAGCGTAAGCTCGGGTGTGAACGACGACAGTGAGTCTATTAGCACAACGTCTGACGAAAGCGGCAAAGGAGGCCGTATGGAGGACAGACGCATCTGCCACAACTGTGGATTGGCAGGACACATCAGCCGTAATTGTCCAGATGGCAATGATGGCAAACGTAAGCCTCACGGAAGTCGCAAACGTGACGCGGACAAATTAATGCAGAAAAAATTTTACGACGAATATCAGGAGATGAAGGGCAAGCGAGACGCTGATCTGGAGCGAATCAAGGACTTGCGTGATAAGTTGAAGGCGATCGAGGATAAGCCGCCAACACACGCGATTCCGCCGCCTGAACGAAGATTATTCGATCGACCGGCCGAGATCGACGACATGGTGTTGCGATTCGATGACAAACCGACAACGAGGAGACGTTTCGATTGTCGTCCTACGTTTTTCGCAATCGCGTTGTCCCTCTGGACTTTTCTGCATATTTTTCAAAGAATCGGTGTTTGGGCGTACTTCACCGCATTCATGTACATAATTTTTGTGCACGCCGTTGTAGGAGCCGTCGCCTGGTTTCTGCACCGTCGTGGCACATGGTTCGAAAAACACGCCAGTCTTCGCTACATCGTTCGAGATCGCTGCCCGGTCGATTACGACGATGACAGACGCGACATCAACACGCGGTCGTTGCCCGTTTTGCTGAATGATCCTGATTTGTTCATGGTCAGTATACGCAAGCTCAAAGTGACACGCACGTTGTTTGACTTGCTTCCATCGGTGTTCCCAGATCTGGTTGAATGTACAGATCCACTGTTGAATGAAGTGACTCAAGATGTCGTGATTAGCATGACACTTTTCACCGCACTGCGCAATCCCCGATGCGTGGTGCAAACGTCCGACCCGAAGCGTTGTTTGGAACGCATGCAGAGGTTTGCGGAGGCAGAGTCGAAGATCAATATTGACAGACAGTATGAAGCTGATTTCAATGTTCGAGCTGCAACCGTGGAATTTGCATTTGCGTACACTTACGGCTTTCATGAAGAGTCGAACGAGCAGGTGAGTCACAGGTTTGAACCGCCCGTGAATGACCCAAACTGGGTCGGCCCGCCAAGATGATGGCTTCAGGGTTCCGATGGAACGAATTCGACAAACCAGTTCCTGCTTCGCAGGACAATGTAAAATATGTATATAAACCGAATAAAGTACCTCAGAACGAACGCCGTCCCGTTATGGTGTCGATTGGATCAATTTTGCCAGGTGTGGCCATGCCACATGATGATCTCTTCGACCCAGAAACGTATCTTGCCGGCAGCCGATACAGAATTGCCTGCAAAAAACCAAGACCTGACCCAGACTTGCTAAGGCGACTAGCAATCTTCGCAGGCAAATGGGCGTTGCAATTTAAACCCGTGGAAAGCGACTACGATTTCTCGATTGAAAAGTGGCTCTCAGAGACGAAGTATCCTGAGTGGCGCAAAGAAGAGTTGAGGAAAGCGTGGGACGAAGGTCACGTGTATGGTGCGTCAAACACGGTGAAGTCGCACTTAAAAGATGAGCAACGCAACAAATGGGCTCACGCCAGAACCATCAATTCCAGAGTGGATTACTACAAGGTGCTGTTTGGACCAATCGT